ATGGGGTCTACTGATGAGATGAGAGCTAACCTATCAAGACATGGCTTTTTATGGCATGATCTACTTCACGTATTAATGAGATATGATACATCACCTATGGGTGAAGCATGTATACAAGCTGTAACACATAAGGTAGTCAAACACTTTGCACCAAAGTACGTCGGATTCGTTGTCACATGTAGAATAGCATATAGAACAAAGTCATGGACACCTTTTAAAGTTTATAGAGAAGCATTAAGACTCGGAGAAAGAGCAGCTAATAAAGGTTTAATGTTACATGGACATTTAGATTATATTGAATCAGACATCGCAGAAGTTAGAAAAATGTTTGATGTTGGTGTTCCTGTTGAATATAAAAAGTTTGCAGAAGCACACGCAGAAGATTTTAGACATGACGTTCTACATCCAGAATATAAAGACGTTGCATGGGATACAGCTGTAGAAGAAATATCAGTCTAAATGAAAATTAGATTATGGTTTTGGAAGTTTCCATTATTAAACTTTATATTAAGTAAAGGTAAAAAAGCTGCTTGGACAATTTTTTGGATAGGGTTTTTTAAGGTTATGATTATTAATAATATTATAGTTTGGTGGACAGGAACAGGATATTACTTTCCAATATTCAGATCAATATTCAAATCAATAGGTCTTATATGAATTGTTGGCACTGCGGTACAGAATTAATTTGGGGTGGTGATCACGACCTCGAAAAAGATGATAATGAAACATATGACATGGTTACTAATCTAACATGTCCAAATTGTCAGGCATATGTAGAAGTATACATGCCTAGAATAATAGAAAATAACGAGCATTACAATTAATGGCATATTCAGCAAAAGTAGTAAAAAGATTTGAAGAGGTTTTAAACAACCCACCAGCACATGGTGTGGGTCGTTTTGATCCTAAAGATCCTAATGTAGCAACCGGCATGGCTGGAGCTCCTGCTTGTGGCGATGTAATGAAACTCGATTTAAAAGTTAATCCAGATACTGATATCATTGAGGATGTCAAGTTTAAAACATATGGGTGTGGTTCTGCTATAGCAAGCTCTACTATGTTTGTTGAGATGCTTAAAGGTCTTACAATGACAGAAGCATTAGAGATTAAAGATAAGGACATAGCTGAATCATTAGAGCTACCTCCTATCAAATTACACTGTTCTGTTTTGGCAGAAGATTCTATTAAGAAGGCTCTGAGAGATTGGGACGAAAAGAAAGCAAAAAGAAAACATAACAATCCACCAGCATGATTGATCTAACAGATAGAGCAATCACTCATGTTATGAAAAACTTGAGAGCAGAAGGTGAATATGTTAGAGTAGGTTTAACACCTGCTGGATGTACAGGATTTGAATACAAAATTGATTGGGACAATGATGTATCAGCTGACGATATTATAATTGACTTTGGTAAGTTTGGAGTTGTTGTAGACGTAATGTCAGCACCAATGGTAGAGGGATCTACAATAGATGTTGTTACAGAAGGAATGAATACTACTGTAAAAATTATAAACCCAAAAGAAACTAATTCATGTGGTTGCGGAGCAAGTGTAAATTTCTCTTGACCTTTACAAATAAATAATATATAATGGAGTTATTATGACAAAGTGGTTAATATATTCAAAGAACAATTGTCCTTATTGCGAAAAGGCTAAGTTCGAGCTTCAACACGAAGCAGAAGTACAAGTAAAAAATATCAATGAGGATCCAGAATTCTTTACAGAATTAATGGAAAAAAATCCTAACGCAAGAACCATGCCTCAAATATACAAAGATGATCAACTCATCGGTGGGTATGATCAACTTATTGCTCATAGAGCAATTGACGCTAAGTACGGACTATGAAGTTAAACGTAATCGGTGATCCTAAAGCAGCAAAGGACGCTAGAGTTAAAGCTGAACAAAACGAAGTAGATCAGAATGCAATGGGTGGCACTGAGATAATGAAACATGCATTGTTTGATAAGTTAGATGATGCTACTCTTGATAAGTTTCAAATAATCCCATCAAGGTTTAGAGGAACAAAGAAAGGCAAGAAACCAATCTACTGGGTACACGACTTAGCTGGTGATCCAGAAATGGCTCATCTTAAAGATGGTGGCCATAATAAGTTTGATGGTATTGTGTGCGTGTCACATTGGCAAAGACAACAAATAGAAAACTATCTGAATGTTCCAGCTGGTTCTTTGACTGTATTACAAAACGCTATTGAGCCTATTCCGGAACATACAAAACCAGATTCTAAAGAATGTGTTAATTTAATTTATCATACTACTCCTCATAGAGGATTAGATTTATTGTATCCGGTCATGGAATGGGTTGAGCAGACTCTACCTGACATTAACTGGCACTTAGATGTTTATAGTTCATTTGGGATATATGGTTGGGAAGAAAGAGATAAAGAATTCCAACCTCTGTTTGATAAAATTAAAAAGCATCCTAAAATGACTTATCACGGACACGTAGATAATAAAGAGATACACAAAGCATTACAGAAAGCTCATATATTTGCTCTACCAAGCATATGGCCTGAGACTTCTTGTATTGCTCTTATAGAGGCTATGAGTGCTGGATGCATATGTGTACATAGTAGTCTTGCAGCACTACCTGAGACAGCTGCTAATTGGACCCTAATGTATGATTATACACAGGACATGAATGAGCACGCTTCGAGGCATGCTTTAACTTTAGCTGATGCTATGAGATTAATTGAAGAACCATCTATGAAAGAAAGATTGCAAATGCAAAAGGCATATGCTGATGGTTTCTATTCATGGGACGTGAGATCAAAGCAATGGGAAGTTTTCTTAACATCATTACTAAGTAAATGACAAACAAACAAATAAATTTAGATACTTATTATAAGGGTACGGTAAAAGAACTACAAGAACAAGTCTATAAGCTCTATCAAAGAATTCAAATATTAGTAGACGAAAAAAAAGAGCTAGCCGATGAGGTCGAACGCCTCTCTAAGCTCAAGAAACTTTAATAAGTATTGATTTCTCTCTTTAGTATTCTTGATGAATACTTGAGGTTCGCTTTCACCATCAACTCCAATAATAGTTACTAGCTGAGGTATTTGTATACCTGTCATTTGTTCAAACATAAAGCTATAAGCTGCTTCCTGAACAAAATAATTCTGACACCATGCTTCAGGTTTCTTTTTCTTAGATGTCTTAAAATCTATAACAGACATTACTCCATTATATTCACCAACACAATCTACCTGTCCAGCTGATCGTAAGAAGTCAGAGAATAAAAATCCTTCTACACATTTAATTACTCCCAATGTATCACCAAGATGTTTTGACATTGCATCAAACATCTCTTTGTTAGATGGCATCACCTTAACATCGTCCATTGTTCCAAGAACATAATGCTCACATAACTTGTGAATAGATGTTCCTCTTGAAGCTGCTTTAGTTGTTATTTCATTAGCAACTTTTTCTCCTACCCGGGCGCGCCATTCTGTAATAGCCTTCTTCGTCATCTGCCCTGTTATAGTCGTTACTGACGGGTATAAAGTACCATCTGGTGTCTCATATAGTCTCTTACCGTTTACGTTCCTTCTAGGCAGTCTCTGAAGGTCTGAGAGCTGGAGATCGATCATGTTCTAGTCTCTCACTGCTTTAATAGCTTCTAAAGGCAAGATTACGCCCTGTCTATCATCATCAACATCAATAATCAATCCTTTAGACCAGTCTACATAAACTACATCATTTGGTTTGATGTATGTTACGTCTGGACCAACGGCAATTACCATTGCTGGTGCTGAGCCTGGTTTAGTATCATCGACGTCAGCTGAAAGAATAATACCGCCTTCGGTTTGTCTTTCTTTCTTTTCTTTTACTTTCATCTCTGCAACTAAAATGTTGTCTGTAGTCATCTTCATAAATTTTCTATTCCTTTGGTGTCGTACACCTTTTTATCTTTTGCGGCTTTCGCCTTCCATTTATCAACAGCTCTATTAACCTGACCTTGTTTACCAGACTTAGCTGAATTCATTTCCCTACCAAAGTTAGATTGAGGATTCTGCTCACCTATCTTTTGTAGTACTTCATTAAAGCCATCATCGACTTTACGTAAACCATCTACACCACCTACGATCATAGGAGCACTGACCTTTTGTTTTACGTTTGGATTGTCCTTTAAGAACTCCTCACGTTCGGCTATTTTAAGCATTAGCTCAAATTCCTCACCGGTTTCAGTGTCTATGAAATCGTATAGTGGCATTATACGTCTTGGTTTTCTGCTTCGTTTAGAAAATCTGCAAAGGCCATCTTAACAGTCTTCTTACTACAGCCTTTGATCTTTCCATCTTTGACTTGTACTAAAAGAGCTGCATCATCAGGATCAATGGTCTCAAGTATCTGAACGAACATTTGTTCTCTTCTAGCTTGAGTGACATTTGCCTTACCTTCTAAGAACACATACATTCTTCTCATCTCTGTATGTAATGTTCCTTGAGCATCCATTGATTTGTCCAATGGTTTGTAAGGAGGGTTGCCTTCTGGAAGTGCCCACTTAATTCGATTGTCATATGCTAACTCAAAGATTCCTCTAAGCTCTCGACTATCGCATTGTTGTAGGATTTTTATTTTAGAAGCTACAGACTTTTCTTTCTTAACTTCAAGAATAATTTCACCCAGTCCATCTTTCTTTGCATTTGCTGCATTTGGATTTTGTAGTGCCATATTAAAACTCACTTATGTTTTCGATAAGATTATTTAATCTCTTTTTAACAAAGTAATTAAACAACCCATCTCTTCCACCTGGATCTACATTGAACTGTTCTAAAACTTGTTCTCTAATATAATCAGGTGTGTTAATTAAATCAACCAATTTTTCATTTCTTATATAACCGGCTGCCCATTCATGGTGCCAATAGTCCGGAGCAATGTCTGCTTTTGCTACTGCCTCCATTATTTCTTGCAATCTTTTTGCTCGCATTGGCTTTTGACGGCCACCACTTACAAAAGTATCATCAGCTGATAAACAATTCGGAATTCCATCACCTCTATCTCCTTTAGCAATATGCTCTAAAAGATATTGTGCTGGATCTTTATGCTTTATCATTCTCTTTCTAACTGGATCATATTGACTCACATTTACAAATTGTTGTAATTGTATAAAGTCTTTATCTCCACTTAAAACTAGTATTGGTTCTCCCTCTCCTAATTGTACACCGAACTCATGACACAAGACACCAATAATATCATCTGCCTCAGCTGTATGTACTCTTAGATGCTTATAAGGAAAAAATTCTTTGAGCTCATCTCTAACAACATTCAAAGTATCAAATATATTTGGCCAATCTAAAACTGACTCATCTCTGTTTTGTTTTCTATGAGCTTTGTAGTATGGATATTCTTTCTTACGCCAGTTATTAGTATCATCACAACAGATAACTATTTCACCGTACTTGTCTTTGAATTTGTTTCTATACGATCGAATACCATTAAGCACCATATGTCTTAATAGCTCTTCATCAACAGTATTGGATCTACTGCTGTGTAGTTGAGCCATCAGGTTTGATATCATCACCTGATTTAAGTCTACTAATATCATAATTTATCCATATTAAAACTACCATTATACATTAATGGTATTATAAAGTCAACTGCTATTGGTCGTTATATAAGTCCTGCCATGTGCTGGCAAAAATCTTGCTTTCTTCGGAATTAACAACCTGCTCTGTTATCTTTTGAAGTGGATGATCGTGACCACACGCTTTTAACAATGCAGATTTTAATGCCTCACATACCATTAACAAATCTTGGTCTAGCTCTTTATTGCGTAATTTAATTCCTCTTGCTTCGATCTCTTCGAATAATTGATACGTAAGCTCAATGGAAGTGTTTAAAGAAAGCTCCGCTTGATAGCGCTTAATGTTATTAAGT